TGATGTTTCTAGTGGTGGCATCCCTTTTATTGATAGGGAAATCCAAAGTTTGCTCAAAAAACAAAGTACCGTTTTCGATTGAACCAGTTGGATTGCTTGAAGCAACTGCACTTGATTTTGTAGGTATCTCGAATTTATAAAACTTTTTGCCAGCTACTTTTGTAATTCCTGTAACGATACCACTAGCATCGAGTATTGTTACGTTTCCAAATTCTGCGAAATATACTGCATCAATTCCACCTACTGAATCCCGACAGTCTATTGTATATCCGCTAACTATTGCACATGATGGCATAAAATATAATATTAAATAGGGCGATATTTAACTACCGCCCTATGTTATGAAATTAGATTGCAGCGATGAAAGAAACCGCTTCACTTACGAAGGCTAGATTGACCCCTAGCTTAAATTCTACGCGATATCTGATATCATTGTTGTCTTCCGAGAACCACATTTTATATGAGTTTTCCTCATCTAAAAGGTCAACTGCCATTGCCATATTTGAAAGACTAATTGCGTAAGCATCACCAGTTGTATTCAAACCGTTTACACTTACAATTTCAACGTTAGTTGCAGGTAGTACAAATGAACTTGCTTGTGTATCTTGTGGATTGTAAGAGAACATATTTTTCTCTCTGTAAGCAAGAATCAATAAACGATACCAATCATTACCAACGAAAATTTTCACATCTCCTTTGCTCAATACTTGAACAGGGATAGCTTTGTAAATTCCTTCTGTACAAGCAATAACATTTGAAGCCGTTACGGTAACTACTGGAGAACCAGTAATTCCAGTATATCCAGAAACGTTTGCAAGTACTGGAGAACCAGCGGCAATCAATTTTTGTAATCCGTCAAATTTGTTGAGGTTGGCGGTTGCACCTGTTGCATCTCCCTGCCATATTGCAGTTTCAAGTTGTGAAGCAATGCGTGCATTCTTTTTATCGAAGTATGCTTTTTGAAAATCTGCATTACCAAAGTCCTCATATGTACTGCCCGCTTTGAGCGCTTCTTGGAGGAAATAATTTTCGAAATCCTTCGGGCAAATTTTTTCTTCAACTTTAATTTTACCAACGGTAATAGTACGTTGACTGAAAGTAGTAGTACCACTCGCATCGAATGAGCAAGACTGTGCAGCAAATACCGCATCGGTTTCCATCAAAGGAATTGCAACTGAACTTTTTACATTTGGTATAACGATACCACTTGCAAGAATTAACTGTTGTGTTTTTGCGTCAAATACAGCACTGGTAAGAAGTGGTTTAACAAGTTGTTTTGTGTATGCGGATAATCCGCTAAAAGCTAATGCCATGATTTTTTTTTATGTTTAATTTAATTAAATAAAATATTAAGATTCTTTTTTTCTACTTCTTCTTTAAAAGCGTTTGATGTTCTTACTGAACTATCAGGTGCTTGTACTGGTGCTTCCACTAGTAAAGTTGATAATTTCAAAAGTTCATCAATTACTTTATTTGCTTTTTTCATTTTAACTTCGTAATCAGCAAAACGTTGTTCGTAGGCTGAAAACTTAATTTCATAATTAGCAAACTTTTCAGATGTCAATGTTTCGAATGCGGCAAACTTTGTTCCCATATCCTCAACGATAGGTTCTGCAATTGGTTCTGCTGGTTCCATTCCTGTACCTAATTCGATTGCAGTAATAACACCATTGTCTCCGATAGTCATTTTTGTACCATCTACTAATTCAGCTTCTCCTGCAAGTGCAGCACTACCATCAATCATTACGATACCGCCAACTTCAAGAACATCAATCATAACTTTACCGCCATCCTTTAGTTCGTATTCTTTAGGTTCTACCATTGGCGCAGCCATAACTTCAGGTGCAGCTAATTCGTTAAAATATTGCTTTACTTTTTGTAATATTTCTTTTGCTTCCATAATACTATTATATTGATTTTTAAAAACTGTTTAAAATTTCTCTTAATTCTGCTAATTGTTTTTGATCTTCTGACATTTGTTTTTGTGGTGCTTCATAGTCAAACATACCTTCAACGCTAAACCCTTTTACTTCACCTGACTTTACCATTTCCCAAACTTTTGGATTCTCAACGTAGAAACTACCAAACCATGTGCCATCGGGTAAATCTTTAAATGCTTCCATTGGTTTAATACCACGCTTTGAATCGCTTATAAAACTTTCAAACATCGTTACCCCTTCCACTTGCATATCTGCTTCGTGCATTATGTTTACATTCTTTTGGTATCCCTTCTTGCTAAACTTAATTGCTATTTGTTTAATAGTTTCAACTGAAAACTTTACGTAATGTTCTCCGAACTGTTCTGAATTTCTATAAATTAATTGCTGCGGAATCATTAAAGCGCCGGTAATAATATGCTCGCTTTCTGATTGAATAGCAAATTTAATTAATTCAGATTCTGCACTAAATGCGAGAAAGTCCTTTTTAATTGCAGGAGAATCAACCAAAGCCACAAATGAAACCTCTGCATCGTTGTCCTCATCGTTATTAATTATTAAATCGTAAATAGGTAAATTCATATTTATATTATATAATTTAAAAATAGTTGTTTAATTTATACGTGCTGCCCTATTTAATCTTTGTATCCTTTCTTGATTATTAGTAACATCGGTTTCCAATACGAATGCCCTTGAACTTGCTACACCTATTTGGTTAATTGACTGTGTTGATAATGTTGTAGTTTGTGCTTCAGGTTTTATCGGTGCTGCTATGCTTCCCATTGATGGCGCACTACCTCCTCCGCCACTTCCACCGCCTCCAGGTATTTTAGTTGCAATAATACTTTTAACTGCTTTAAATCCAGTTGCTGCCGCTGCCAATACCGCAGGAATTGCTAAAGGAAAACCAAGTTTAACACCTGCCGCAATACCTTGATAAGTATTAATTAATGCCATACTAATTGCCATTGCTTTACCGGCTGCGCTTTCCTTCCCTAGTATATCGCTGACAATATTTAAAGTATCAAGCGTTGCCTTTACTTTTGCATCTTGCAATATTTTTGCATCTGCTAAATCAATATCATTATATTTTTTCTTTAATGCGTCTGTTTGTTCAACACTCATTTTTGTGGCATCCCTTACCGCTATTGCAGCATTTGAACTGATTGTAACTTTTGAACCTGCCAATAGTTCTTCTTTTTTTAATTGTTCTTGTTCGTCTTTTATTTTTGCGGCTGCTATTTCTAAATCTTTCGCACCTTGCTTTCTTGCATCTTCAAAATACTTGTCTGTTGCTGCTTGTCTTTTTATTTTTGCTGCTTCAGCATCTTTATCATTTTTATCTTTTACTGCTTTAGCATCGGCATTAATTTGTTTTCTTCTATCTACATCTGCTTGTGCTAATTCTCTATTCAATCTTTTAGCCATTTCGACTTGGTCAGCACCCTTTACTTTTATTGCTTCATTATAACTTATCTCTGCATCAATTTTCCTTTTTGTATATTGGTCTATTTCGTCTCCATGCTCTTGAAGGAATTTTTTATTTTTATCAATGCTTTTATCGGCTGCCGAAATCATTCTATTAGTTGCCCTTTCTGCTTCACTTGTAACACCTACAAAATCAGTAACTGCATTTATCATCTTACCAAAAAAATCCGTAACTTTTGATAATCCCGGAATCAAGTTTAACATAACTTCTTTAACCTTCTCAAAGTTTGCTACTAATAACCCTACTCCAACAACTAATAACCCTATTCCAGTAGCTGCAATTGCACCCTTTAATGTGCTAAATGCTTTTACAAGATTGCCCTTAATTTCATTACCCAACATTTTAAAGCTATCCATTGCCCCAGCTATACCGCTTATTCCTTGTTGTAAAGCCATTGCGCTTTGTACCTTTAACAATGCTTTTTCAACCTCCTTGCCTTCACTCCCAAATAGCCCCATAGCGCCTTGTAATGCACTAAATCCAGCCGTTGCCCCTTGTAATGCACCACCTAGAGCAACAAATTTTTTGTCTGGGTTAAATGTATCTGCTAGCGCTTTTGCATCTCCGATAGAATCTTTTAAACTTGCTACTTTCTTTGCTGCGTTTAATGCCTCTTTTGATGCCTCCCCAAATTGTGAAGCCATATTAAGCAATTCATTATTTGCCTCTTTTAATTGCTTTTTAAAACTACCTACCGATGCCGTTGCTGCTTCACCATTTACTTTTATCTCTAATGCTATCGTTGATTTTGTATCTGCCATTTTAATATTCTTTATTTATTACTCTTAAAAAATCTGCCTTCGTTGTTTCGTTTGCTTCTGGTGTATAATCAGTAAGTTTAATTAACCTATATAAACCGCCATCAATATATTTAAAAATTGCAAAATCAAGGTTGAAAATATCCACATCGGTTAACTTTACATTGCAACTTAACAACCTGCTATCCTTATCGGTAATCTCTGCCATGTAAGGACTATAATAAACATTGAACTGGTTAACATTTAAAGCGCCACTAACTAATGTAAAAAATAGTTCTTTTGTTGCACCAAAATTTAAATCGTTTGCTACTGCGTCAGGGTCGTTAAAATGTCCGGCATATCCATAAGCAGTCTGGCTTGTTAATACAGTCGCACCATCTAGGATATTATAACTTGCTACTCCTGTAATTTTCTTTGCTATCAATATCCTAATAACACTATCGATGGTTTCCTCTAGTGCATTTGTTTGTTTAAATATAGTACTGTAAATTTTTTCTTCTCCTGCATACCCGACCAATGGTGTTGGTGCAAAAATTAATTCTACATTTTCAGTCTCTTTCGAAAATTCGTATTCACTGTCAAATATCCTGCTACCATATCCTTCATTATATCTTTTTTTATATAACTCATTCCAATAATCATTGT